TATGCTGTGTCCAGGACAACCTTGCCCGGACTTCCGGGATGGCACTCGATGAGAGGAATGAACAGGTTGCTATGTGGTAAGCCGGATCACAAAGGATTCGGGAAAAACAGTCAGGGTTACGGACTGGGTGCAGATGGTGGAACTCATTTTATGGAGTTCACCTACAACAACACGAAGGGTTGGTGGAATGTACATATGCATTCTCTGTTCTATGCAGCCACGCCACTGGATCGACTTAAGTCGACCAGCCGGCACGTTGTCGACGGCGATGAGCTGCTATTGAAAAAAGAAAACAAAGGTAGGACCAATGTTGGTTTAGCCAGATTAGGCTACGGACCACGCTACACTTTGGATTATGCGGAAACGCACGAGTTGGATCAGATGATACAATATTCGAGTAAAGTAGCATATGTTACAAAGCCGTTTAAGGCACCAAAGTCGAAATTCGGCGAAATTGAAGAGTTTATGTACACAAATCCTCGATTATCGAGGCCTTTTGGACGGAATCAATATAAGATTGATTCATTACCCGATGGGTATGGCGAAGAGAAATTACTCGAAGCGATCTAAGATTGAACCTGCTGCAATGACGTTTGCAGTATCATTCCCATTGAATGGAAATACATCAGGGACTAAGTATGCTGACTTGAGTCAGATTGCATCAATTATCAATCGCCGATTTTATCGTCAAGGATTGAATTGGGCTGTTAGCGGATTTAAGATTTTGAACGTTAATGGCGTTCAAGGTGCAGTTTCAATTGCAAAACTGCCTAACACATGGGTTATGTCAAATGCCTGGGAAAAAGGAATGCGTACCTGGCAGAAAATGAATTCAGAAGCGCTTGCTGAAACAGAATCGATCAGACCAAAATTTTTGGATTTCAAAATTTATGCTGATGCTGGACATCATACGGCAGGTTTTGCTCTAAATCTACTACCGCTTTCTGGCGCTGGAGTAGTTGGAGCACCTGGTGAATGGGAACCATCGAAATACGTATGGACTGATCCATCTGCAGCTACTGCAGCGGCGGGCCTACGTGAAATGGAAGTTCTTGCAACTGGTCCAAACTTCCCAGGCGGTGGTGCATCTGCACTCAACGCTGTTTCATTGATCGAGGGATATGCCGCTTCTCGCGGTCTACCAGATATACAAGACCCAAATGCACCTGATGATGCAGCTGATGCTGCTGGTCCAAGTCCAGCCAATTGGATGGCAGCAATATTTAATCAAGGAACTGAACAAGATGAAGAGATTCTTGAGTCTATGATCACTGAAAACAACGTGGCTCCATATCCCTTCGAGAATGGGCCTATCGTTGGTGGTGGTACATACACCGACACACAATACCCTGGTGGTGCAAACCAATTAACAGGGCTGGAATTCCACGATGTGGAATATTTTACAGCAACAACTATTTCGAACACTGTTCGATTGAAAGGTGGTAATTTCCCATGTGGATTGGTACGCATTGATGCGGCAAACCAATCTCCTGAAGTGGGACAATTTACTATTCTCATCGATATGGTACCAGGTAATCACCGTGGGTACCTTGCTGAATCGATGACGGAGATGTGATATTATGATTACACCAGAACCAACAACTGAAGCAACTGTCAAGACGGCGATTAGCGCCGCTTCTGTCATGAACCATGTGAAAAACAACCGTCTCGAGTATATCGGACTCGTAATCTTGGGACACCTCCTTGGGTTGTCTGATCGCCTCTTGGCACAATTGAACGGAGTGTGTTTTTGATGCCCAAGTACAACTATGGCAAAACATTCCGTCGAAACGGTAAGCTCATGCGATACCGATACACGAACAAGCGTAAGTCTACAAAGAAACTTGTACGTGCACCGCTAAAGCGTAAGCGAACCTACAGGAAGCGATATTGATGATTCTAGCACAATGTATGTGCGGATCGGATAAAATCGACATTCGATTTATTGAAACACATGAAGTGTATCATTGTATTTGCAATGAATGTGATCAGGAGTGGATTGAATGATTTATTCATACTTTGAAATCAGTGGTCATATCTATGAGTGCCAATTGCACAACATTTTCATTCCATCTCCTCAACTGAGCCCGGCTTTGTTCCGGGGGGCCCCGATTAGTCCTACCGTTGCGCAGGTGCAAGCGCAACGGAATACAATAGGTAGCGGGGGGCCGGAAAGGGCTCCAGCCATGACCAGGGTAGAACGTCATTTGGCGAACCCTGATCGATGGGACAGTAGTCCCGAGAAGATACGCCAAGCCCGTAAGGAATACGGCTATGGCGGAAAAGGGGGATTACCTCGATTTCCCGGATATTTTGCATAAACTAACAGTTTACTTGTTTGTATACCGAACTTGCTAAAAGTTATTTTTTGTTAGGACCGTGTAATGGGACACAAAAATACTGATTGGATCCTCTGGATCTGCGAAGATATGAGCACGCTGGAAGCATTCTGGACAATAGCGCGTTTAGGCGATATGGAGAATGATTTCTATGACTTTTAGTGAGGGCAGTGCGACAGGTTTAGCGATCTGTAAAGGAGCGTGGCTCGGAAGACCTGACGAGGCCTGGAAGCACAAATGCGCCCGTTGGCTCGCGTGCCCTACCTGCGAAAGGAAGAGGGCTGGAAAGCGAGCCCACGAGATGAAGGAACGGCTTAAAGTTGCCAGGCATTACCTGGGCAACGATATGACAGTAGGAGTATTGACCGTTACGCTACCTGGACAGAAACATGAATCGGGTATACGATTCAAGTCTCTGAAAGAACAGTATGACTATGCTGTGTCCAGGACAACCTTGCCCGGACTTCCGGGATGGCACTCGATGAGAGGAATGAACAGGTTGCTATGTGG